GTCGTTATAGTCCTCCAGAACTTTTGTCAGACGTGTCGTATTGTATGCGATATTCAATATCTCGCACGCCTCTTTCTTGGTAATAGCTTTTGTCGACGAGTCTGTCGGATTCAAAAGAGACATCACTCGCTCCAGGTTCGCATCGGTCAGGTTCTCGTAGCTCTTTTTCTTTACTCGCGCCATTTTCTAATTCAATCTCCAACTTAAACATTAAACAACATATAGCGTGTGCTAAATGTGACAACCCGCTCTCAGGGTCTAATTCTTCCTTATCAATATGCGCAAAAATATGTCGAAGAGCTCCTGAGCTATATCTAGCTTGTAGGTTATCCAGCTTTCTCCAATTTTCTTCATCATATTTCTGTGCTCCAAATGTTAATACTTTTGCTACTTCTAGTGTAGCTTTTGGAGGTAGTAAGTGCATTTTTGGCTTTTCACCATCATATTTAATTCCTTGCACTAATTTGTTTCCTTGCTTCTTTGAGTGAAACTATCTTGCCATAAAGAGGCGAAGCTAGTCGTGAGGCTATAGCCATCAAATACTTTGCCCGAACGTTTCGGTCTTTTTCTGAATCACAGAAAACTTGGTATTCTATTTGATGCGCTTCAAGTTCCATTATATAACGAAACGCTGGGTCTGTCAAGTATTTTTTCCACCAATCCTCTACATTTTCGCCCTGTTGTTCCTGATGAACACACTCGTGCGCGATTAGCTCGTTTGGTATGTTTAAGCCGGAAGGGTTATAGATTATGTCTCCGTAAGCAAATAGCTCTCTTCCTTTCAACGGAAAAACTTCTCTTATCTCAGCTATATTCGGAGGAAAAGCCTCAACTATCTCCATTATAAGAATCCACCGCTTTAGTAATTATAGAAATGAATCCTTCTTGAACAAGGGCGTACAGGGCTTCTTCATCTAGCTCTACAGTTAATACTGCACTGCCATCTTCTTGTTCTTTTATCTCTATTACTTTTACACTATCAGATTTCATATGAAGCCTTGTAAAAGCCGTGTTGAGTTAAAATCCCACGAACCTGCAAAGCAATCTCTTGGTGTTCTTTTTGAGTGCCGTTTGCTTCTCGCAGCTCTACATAGTGAATCCAGCTACGAATAGTTCCTGACATATAGAGTCGAGTATCGGTCATACCTTCAGGTAATACTGCTCTGGCCTGCTCTTTTGCAATACCATTATCAATAGCCCACTTATAAGCAGTCTTTGCAGCTTCATAAGTGTTTTCCTGCTTTACTCTCCACTGAGAGTGTAGAGGCCCATCCTCTGCTCGAACACTGTTTTGTCGATTATTGGGGTCTTGCATACGAGCTTCTCGATACGTTACTGATGAGCCAAGGTCGTCTACATTTGCATAGCGTTGGCTGAACTCTTGGAACGAGAAAGAGCGATGTCTTACTATTTGATGTGCAATGTCTCGTGTAGTTTCAATTTCTACACACATACTTGCCATCTCAAAAGGGCTCCAATGCTTATGCTTCTTTAGATAGCTAAGCAGCTTGGGAGCTGTTTTCTTGTTTGCTTGATTTCCAGGATTTGAAACTCTTGCACAGTATGCTATTACATCAAGCGCATTAGGAGTAATCCACAGTTCTGTTACTTTAGTCATGTTTTCTTATCCATAATTCAATAGTTGATACTCGTATATCTTCATACGAGTTAGTATCCAAACAGTAGACTACTATTGTATCATTGTTTGGGTTCTGCTTTAGTTGTGTATTCTGTAAAGTGCAAAGTTTCTCTATTCTACGCCCAGAGTTAACGCTCTTGAACTGTATAGTAACTTCTGCTTCACTTAAAGCATCGAGTAAATTTTTTGTACTATCTAGCATTTTATCTCGTGATTCTACTTTCGTAGTCTGCTTCGGTTTCATTCCACCAGTATGGCTTTTCTCTGTATTTCCAGGAAGCAAAGGTAGCTTTGTCCTTGTGATAGAATTTACGATACGCATCTACTGCATCTGAGCCTTTAAGCTCTTCTGGCATAGCTTGCGCAAAAGGAGTAAGTCCACCCCTTGGTAGGGAGGACTCTGGGAGTTTAAGAACGACGTCATGCACTGATTTATGCTCTTTTCCGTAACGGTATCTATATTCGTCATTGAGGGCGAGGGCGTAACAGAAAAGCCATTCGTAATTTTCCAACGATACCCTAGCCCATATGGTACAAGGGTGATTATACATAGTAGGAAGATAAGGAAAAGCTCTGTCTGGTTTTGTTTTGGCTTCTTTGATGACCGCCCATTCTTCTGAGGTGAGTTTTCGGGGGATGTGTCCAAGGTATTTCTCTATCCAGTGATTGGTACAGAGCATCTGAGCTGCTTCAAGTGGCATCTTTACGATGTGCTTGTCAACATGATACTCTGCACATAGGTCTACGTTTTCGTCAAGTATAAAAATATTCATACGAGTATTATACTCGCATGAGCACTAAATGTCAAGAAACATTTTCTAGTCTGGACATCAATCTTTCGGCTCGATTTGTTACCTGTCGATACCAACGTGAGTCTCGGCCTTCTTTTGCTGCTTCTTTCCAATCTTCTACCTTTAATGCTGCATTCATTTTCTTAAATTTCGATAAACGAGGACGACCCATATTAAACATCATATTTACTAGAATCTCTTGAACTTCACCAGGAAAATCGTCAAAGTAATCTTCTCCATAAAGAACAGCACACTCTCGAACAGCAGTGTCACAGTCTATTGTGAACGCAATTTGAACTCGCTCAAACGGTATTACTGTTCCTACGGGCATACCGTATTCTGGGTCGTTCTCGGTTATAAGATGCCCAATACCAAAAGTTGGGTAGCCTAGATGGTCTAAGTAAATCTCATACTTAATCCCTTCATCAATTTTTAATGTATCAAACAACCTCTCTCTATTCATTTCATTCCTCTTCGCTTGCTCTGACGAGAGCATTGTGTATATCCATATAACCAGCTTCCATAGCTGCCACATACATTCCTTCATCAAATCCGAAAACATTATACAATGCCCATCTATAGGAACCTTTGTGCTGTAGTTCCGCTTTGTGCATAAGTGCTGTTACTGCAAGAAATGCCATCTCTCTAGTCTCAGGGCTGGCATCTTCCCACCAAACAGTCGGAGACTCTCCATACCAATCCCAGCGTCCCCCAAGAATTGGGGATGCTTTTTGTTCTTCTAATTCTTTGCTCATCAATCTCTCCCAGGTTCTGCGTTTCATTCTACGTCAAATATGCCGAGAGCAAAGTTTTCCGCACAATCTTCTGCATAGCTCTCTGAGTGCCCATAAAGCACTCTTTTCTCTTTTACTACTCCGTCTAGTAATAAATCTACATAGAAGCCATGAGGGTCTTTTCTGACATGAGCTTCTCTTGTTCCGTCGTCGCTAAAATAAGCTGAAAGCACTCCGTGCATTATTTCTCCCTTGCAATTCCTTTTGCTTTTTCATATGAGCGCATACCGCCCAATCCTAACATACCCAGTAAAACTGGCATCATTGTTTCTAATTCAATGAGAGGCACTACTACTAGGCTTCCTACAAGTGCTAATACAAAATTAGTCATAGGCACTATAATAAAGTTAGATAACATACCCAGGCCGCATATCCATCCGATTGCGGGACGCCAACCTGCTACAAACAAAGACTTATGGGCTGCCTCTGTCTTATTCACTTCTACTTGAGCCATCACTTCTGCGTGATGCTGCTTTTCTGCAAGCGTAGAAATCTCGTGTGCAAGTCTGTTTGCTTCGTCTTTATCTTCGATAAACTCAGAAACTAATCCTGTTACTGGGCCTACTAACTCTTTTATAAAACCTAAAGCCATTTTACTCTCCTATCTATCAAAACAAAAATGCGGGGCCATTGCGACCCCGCTGCGATTTGTTAATTAGTGTGCGACTGCGGCGACCGTAAGAACTCCGAACAATATAGCCATACCAGCTATAAAGTCGCAGAACGGTCCGTCACAAGAATTAACAAAGTCTTCAAGACTTGTTTTGATCTTGTTCACTAGTTTCCCCTAGTTAATCGTAATGATTCGTGGCCTATCTTCTTCTGGAACTATCTCATCCAGGTCAATACATAGTAGACCTTTGTTCATGTAAGCTGTGTTGAGTTGGATATGTTTTCCTACTGTAAAAGTACGAGTGAACTCTTTTCCGCTCAACCCCTTGTACACATATGACTCTTCTGTGGTTTCCGTTTGCTGCTTACATAAACCCCTCACCGTCAATACATCTTTTAATTGTGAAATCTCGATGTCTGACTTGTTCCACCCTGGAACCGCTATTTCTACACGGTAGCCTGGGGCAGTTTTTACGATGTTATAACGAGGATAACCCGTATCTGTGTTGTGGTTTACATTTTCAAAACGGTCGAATCCCAAAAAGAATTTATTGAAATCCGCCATAGTAATTGTCTTTGCGACACTATTCATTTTCTTTCTCCATTTGTGTCCTTTCGGTACACTCTGTGAGTCCTT